ATCGCTCCATTCGGCTAGGCACAATTCGCCGAAGTATTTTCTATTCGTCAAACAATGCGTCCCCTACCCCGTCCGCTTTCGAAAAAGCCGGGCATTATATCACAAGATTTTGCTTTACGCTAGCTGGACAATGCGTGTAATATCTTTTTATGCCATTGATTACACGGTCCGAGGCGGCGCGAGCGCTGGGTGTGACGCCTGAAGCTGTTTATGCAGCAGTGAAGACTGGAAGGCTTCCTGTGGTGCGAACAGCGGACGGTCGTGAGCTGGTGAACAGCGAGACCATGCGTGAGCACTGGGCAAAAAACACACAGCGGCGTATTGGTCGAGGGCCAAAGCCGGCTGCGGGGCAGAAGGCGTTTCCGGCCGCAAGACCGAGGATGGCGAAGACGGAAGAGTCGATCCCGGACTACGACGAGTCGAGAGCTCGTACTGAGCACTTGAAGGCTGAGCTGCTGGAGCTTGACCGCAAGCAGAAAGAAGGCGTTTTGGTAAAAGCAGAAGAAGTCGAGCTGAAATGGGTAGAGATTGTGACATTAGCTAGGACAAAAATCTTGGGCATACCAACCAAGGCCAAGCAAAGGATCCCGGATCTTGACACCGAGGCCGTAACAACGCTTGAAGATATTGTTCGCGAAACGCTGGAAGACTTGTCTGAGAGTGTGTCTGATGACTGAAGACAACCTACTGAAGCTGGAGCGTGCGGCATATCGGGCGTTTAAGCCACCAGAAAAGCTGACATTGAGCGAGTGGGCGGATCGTTATGCGTTTTTAAGCGCAGAAAGCAGCGCAGAAGGCGGCAGATGGCACACTTTGCCGTATCAAAAAGGAATTATGGATGCAATAACGGATCCGAGGGTTGAGCAGGTGACTGTGATGAAGAGTGCGCGGGTGGGGTACTCGAAGATCCTTAACCACGCGATTGCGTTTCATGTTCACCAGGATCCATGCCCGATCATGTTGGTGCAGCCGACGATCGAGGACGCGCAGGGCTATTCCAAGGAGGAGATTGCGCCGATGCTGCGCGATACGCCTTGTTTGAAGGGCTTGGTGAGCGAGTCGAAGGCGAAGGATGGTGCAAACACGATTTTGCAAAAGCAATTCCCTGGCGGAACGCTGAGCATGGTTGGCGCCAATAGTCCGCGCGGGTTTAGGCGTGTGAGCAGAAGGGTGGTGTTATTTGATGAGGTCGATGGGTATCCGGCATCAGCGGGTGCGGAGGGCGACCAGATCAAGCTTGGTATCCGAAGGACTGAGTACTCCTGGAATCGCACAATTGTGGCTGGTAGCACGTCGACAGTTAAGGATTTCAGCCGTGTGGAGCGCATGTTCCTGCAAACGGATCAGCGTCGCTATTTCGTTCCGTGTCCTGATTGCGGTCATATGCAGTACCTGAAATGGCCAAACATTCGATGGACTGATGGCGACCCGAGCACGGCGGGGTATTGCTGCGAGTCATGTGGCGTAATAATTCCACATTCTAAAAAGCGTTGGATGGTGGAGCGGGGCGAGTGGCGGGCTACTGCACCGGGGAACGGAAAGCATGTGGGCTTTCATATTTGGGCGGCTTATTCGTATAGCCCGAATGCGACGTGGCCGAATTTGGTGGAGGAATTTTTGGACGCGAAGAACGATGCGGAGCAGCTAAAGACGTTTGTGAATACGGTGCTGGGCGAGACGTGGGAAGACGAGTATGCGTCGAAGGTCGGGGCTGATTCGCTATTGGAGCGTGCAGCAGATGAGACTTATCAGCAATATGTGCCGCCGGTTGAGGCATTAGCGCTGACGATCGGATGTGACGTGCAGGATGACCGGCTGTCGCTGAGCGTGTGGGGCTGGGGTCGCGAGGAGGAGGGCTGGTTGATTGACCGAGTGAAGATTTACGGAAGCCCGTCCAGACCAGAGGTGTGGAAGCAGTTGGACGAGATCTTGCAGAAGCCTTATGTGAATGAGGCTGGGGAAGAAATAAAGGTGCTGTGCTGCGCGATTGACTCTGGTGGTCACCACACGCAGGAGGTTTACCAATACAGCCGTGAGCGTGCGGCGATGGGTGTGATTGCGATTAAGGGTATGTCGCAGAAGGGAAAGCCACCGCTGGGTAAGGCATCGAAGGTAGATGTGGATTACAAGGGCAAGGCGTTAAAGAAGGGGGCACAGCTGTTCCCGGTCGGCGTGGACACGGTGAAGTCGCTGTTGTTTGGGCGGCTGAAGCACAACGATCCCGGAGCTGGATACTTGCACTTCTTTCCCACGATCGGAGCCGACTATTTCGAGGAGTTGACAGCTGAGAAGCAGATTTTGCGGTTTAGAAACGGCTATCCCGAGCGCGTTTGGGTCAAAAAGAGCCAGGCACCAAATGAGGCACTGGACGAAATGAACTATGCGTATGCGGCGTTGCATCGGCTGTACCAGAAGATGGACAGGAGGACAATTTGGGATCAGCTGGAGCGACGAGGAGAGGAGAAGCCCAAGCGTGTTCGTCAGACAGCGATTCCAAAGCGGAGTTTTGTGAAGCAGTGGTGAGTTACGGCGCTAAAGTACCAAGAAGCCTGAAGTTAGAGGTCGAATGGCGATTCCCCCGTCCATAACAGCCGGCGTGGACGTGGTGTGGACCGACGTTGCGACGAGCGATCTGTTTGGCAATGCAGTAACCAGTGCCACGCATAATCTTACTTATTATTTTCGGTTGAATACGGCTGGTGAGGGTGTCACGGCGACTGGCACCGCATATGGCGATGGCTGGCAGGTGACGATTCCGGCTGCTACTAGCACTGGGATGGACGCCAGTCCGAACTGGTACTTCCAGGCTGTTCTGACTGCGATTAGTGGCGGTGCGGTTAGCGAGTACAGCAGGGGTCAGATTGAAGTTCAGGCTTCGCTGGCGTATTCGGGCACGCCGGGTGCGTTTGACGGTCGGACGCAGGCGCAGAAGGATTTAGACGCCGTTCAAGCCGCTATTCGGTCGTTGATGACGGGTGGAGCGGTTAGCGAGTATCGAATCGGCAATCGCACGTTGAAGCGGTACGACCTACCTGATCTGCTTGCGCTGGAGTCGCAATTAAAGGCGACGGTGGTACGCGAAAATAAGGCGAAAATCATTGCATCGGGTCTTGGCGACCCGAACAATTTGTTTATCCGTTTTGGTAACGGCTGATGGGCATCCGCACTGAAATTTTGCGTCGTTTCGGCCTTCAGCCTGTGCAGAAGGCGCTGACACCGGTAAGACGCCGTAATTATGCGGGGGCAATTATTAGTCGTCTGACAAGTGACTGGATGGCAACGCAGGCCAGTGCGGACGCTGAAATTCGCACCAGTTTGCGGAAGCTGCGTGACCGCAGCCGCGAGATGGTGCGGAATAATCCGTATGCCAAGCAGGCAAAGCGGACGACGCAGATCAACGTTGTCGGCAGCGGCATCAAGATGCAGTCGCAGGTGACGCTGCTGCGTGGCAACCGCCGCGATGAGCGCACTAATGCATTGATCGAGCAGAAATGGGCGTCATGGTGTCGCGCACAGCATTGTGATGTAGCTGGGCGTCAAAGCTTCCACATGATGGAGTGGCTGGCTATTGGCGCGTTGCCTGAGTCAGGGGAGGCTTTGTTCAGGATCGTGCGTCGACCGTTTGGCGGCAGTCGAGTGCCATTGGCGCTCCAGATGCTTGAGGCTGATTACTTGGATGAGGAGTATCAAGGCCCAACCCTCGCCAATGGGAACGAATGGCGGATGGGTGTGGAAGTCAATGAATGGGGCCGCCCGGTGCGGTACGCCTTCCTCACGCGCCATCCAGGTGACTACTGGTTCCAGAATGCTCCGCAACGAAACGAAAAGCATGTCTTCCTGCCGGCGGAAGATGTCATTCATTTGTTTATTCCTGAGCGACCACAGCAACATCGTGGCGTGCCGTGGTTCCATCCGGTGATGTCAGACGCGCATCAGCTTCAGGGGTACGAGGAGGCTGCTGTAATTCGGGCGCGTGCTGGCGCGTCGATTATGGGCTTTATTACTAATCAAGAAGGCGAGCTTACTGCTGATGACGTTGAGAATGAGCGTCGGATCAGCGAGTTTGAGCCAGGCATGTTCAAGTATTTAATGCCGGGCGAAAACGTAACGGTGCCAAACATTGACTCGCCTGACCAGCAGTTTGAAATGTTTGTGCGCAATAAGGTGCGCAGGTTTGCGAGTGGTTTTGGTTGCTCGTATGAGACGTTGAGTCGCGACTTCAGCGACACAAATTATTCGAGTAGTCGGTTGTCGCTACTTGAGGACCGCGAGCATTGGAAGGTGGTGCAGTCGTACTTGATGGAGCATTTCCATATGCGGGTGTTCCGCGAGTGGCTTGCTCTTGCAGTGCTTGCTGGCGAGCTTCCGTTCGATGATTTTGAGGCGCGGCCCGAGCGTTATGACACGCCACGTTGGATGGCGCGTGGCTGGGATTGGGTTGATCCACTGAAGGAAGTGAAGGCTTACCGGGAGATGGAGCAGGCGGGTTACATGACAAAGGCGCAAATTGTGGCGAAGCTCGGCGGTGATTTTGACGAAAACTTGGCCGAATTGGCGCGAGAACAAAAGGCAGCCGATCGCCTAGGCATTGAGCTTGACCGGGACATTATTGAACAGCCGATGCTTCCGGCTGATCAACCACTGCCGCAGGAGGAAGACTGATGGGCGCTAAGCCGAGCGATGGGATGAAAGAAGAGGCGCAGCGATATCGCGCCTGGAAAGAAGAAGGTCGCAAGGGTGGCACTGATGTTGCTGCTCGCAGGGCCAGTCAGATCCTCAGCGGCGATGAGCTGAGCGATGAGACCATCCGCACGATGAGTGCATGGTTTGCGCGGCATGAGGTGGACAAGCAGGCTGAAGGCTTCAGTCCTGGCGAGGAGGGGTATCCATCTCCTGGAAGGGTGGCATGGGCAGCCTGGGGAGGCGATCCAGGTAAAACATGGAGTGATGCACTTGTGGCTCGTATGGATTCTGATCGCGAAATGATGCCGGAGGGTGACGCCAGTCGTCCCTATCCGAATGAGCATGCAGCAAGACTGCGTGATCCTGGGCAGTACGACCGCTTTCGTCGCCGTAACGATGAAGGAGGCAAGGGCGTTGACTTCATCTTTGGCATCAAGGAAGGGGAAGACGGTGCTGAGCTGCAGGCAATTCGTTTTCGGCTGGACGAGTTCAGCGCTGCTGAAGCGCGTGCATGGCTAAGCGAGCGGGACTATGAGCCGCTTGAATTTGAAGAAGCAACAGGCGAGCGTTCTAAAGTAGATGAAATTGAGGTCGAAACTGTGACTGAAGAGCGCGCTGCGCCCAATGCCTTGGATGAAGGCGATTTCGTGTCATGGAACAGTTCTGGCGGCCGCGCACGCGGGCGTATTGAGCATGTGATGCGCGAGGGCACCCTTGGCGTACCTGGCACTGAATTCAGCATTGACGCAACGGAGGAGGATCCGGCTGCGTTAATTCGGATTTATCGCGATAGCGAAGCGACTGAGACGATGGTGGGCCATCGTTTTAGCACTTTGACCAAGATTGATCCGATTCGCGCTACTGAGGGCGGCAAGTTCCAGCGCTCTGAGGTGACCTCATTCCGCGCTTTGGAGGAAGAGCGGAGTTATGAGTTCCCCTTTAGCTCTGAGTATCCGGTGGTGCGGTACTTCGGCAACGAGGTACTGAGCCATGAAATGGATGCAGCAAACCTGAGTCGGCTTAACGATGGTGCGCCGTTGCTGTTTAACCATGATCCCGACCGGGTAGTCGGTGTTGTGGAGCGTGCTTGGGTTGATGGCGAGAAGAAGCGCGGTTACGTCAAGGTGCGCTTCTCGCGTAACAAGTTTGCTCAAGAAGTGCTTGATGATGTCCGCGATAACATTTTGCGCGGCATCAGCTTTGGCTATTCGATCGACAAGATGGAAGAGCGAGGCGATGACTTCGTGGCTACCCGATGGTCGCCTTACGAAGTCAGTGTGGTCTCTATACCTGCTGATCCTACGATTGGCATTGGCAGGTCTCTAACTGATGAGACCGTTGTTCAAGCGGCCCCAGCCGCATCACCAACACCTGAACCTGAAATGGAAAACACTCCAGATCTGGAGGTGATCCGGTCCGAGGCCGTCGAGGCCGAGCGTACCCGTATCGCCGCCATCAGCGCACTGGGCGACAAGCACCAGATGCAAGACCTGGCTCGCGAGCTGATCGACGGTGGTCGCACTGTTGATGAGGCTCGCGCTGCTGTCCTCGAAAAACTCGGTACTCAACCTGTGGAACAAGTCATTCGTTCTGCCGATGTCACCTCTAACGACGTTGGCCTCTCCGACAAGGAGACCCGTTCGTTCAGCTTTGCTCGCGCACTGAACTATCTCGCCAACCCCAGCGATTCTTCTGCTCGTCGGGCTGCTGAGTTCGAGATCGAAGTTGGTAAGGCCGCTGCTCAAAAGTATGAGCGCGCTTCCAACGGCATCGTGATCCCTAACGAGGTGCTGCGTCGTGATCTGGTGGTGGGCACTCCTACCGCTGGTGGCAACTTGGTGGCTGATGAGCTGCTGTCCGGCAGCTTCATTGATCTGCTGCGCAACCGTCTGGCTCTCGCCCAAGCTGGCGTGACCATGCTGACTGGCCTGCAAGGCAACATCAGCATTCCCCGTCAGACTTCTGCTGCTACTGCCTACTGGGTGGGTGAGAACGCTTCTCCGACCGAAAGCCAGCAGGCAATCGATCAGGTGAACATGACGCCCAAGACCGTTGGCGCTTACGTCGACTACAGCCGTCGCCTGCTTCTGCAGTCCTCGATTGACGTTGAAGGCATGATCCGCAACGATCTTGCCCGCGTGATCGCCCTTGAGCTTGACCGCGCTGCCATCTACGGCACCGGCTCTAGCAACCAGCCTCTGGGTCTGACCAACACCACCGGCATTGGCAGCCAGACCATCACCACCTATGGCACCTTCGCCGAGTACATCGGCATGGAAACCGATGTGGCCACTGCAAACGCCGATGGCGGCAGCCTGCGTTACATCATTAACGCTGCTGCTCGCGGTGCTCTGAAGTCGACCGCCAAGGATGCCGCTGCTGTGGCCGCTGGCTTTGTGTTCGAGGATGGCGAGATCAACGGTTATCCCGCAATCGTGTCCAACCAGCTGCAGAACAACGATGCCCTGTTCGGCGACTTCTCCATGATGATCATGGGTATGTGGTCTGGCCTGGATCTGACTGTTGATCCTTACGCTGGTGCTACTGCTGGCACTGTCCGCGTGATTGCGCTGCAAGATGTGGACGTGGCCGTGAAGCAGCCTGGCGCCTTCTGCCTCGGCACCTGATTATGAGGGTCGAGATCTTGCGTCCCGTAATGATCTCGGGGGAGCCGGTTAGCGCCGGCTCCTTTGCCGAGGTCAGTGAAGCTGACGGGAATTTGTTGATTGGCAGCGGCAAAGCTGTTGTGGCGCTTACTGCCAAGAAGCCTGCACCTGTCGAGGTGACGGAACAGGCTCAGCCCGCTCCTGCGTCGGCTAAGCCGGCGAGGAAGGCTAAGGCTGTGACCTCTGAACTTCCTACCAAGGACTAATCATGGCGATCCTTTCTACTGGCCTGGAAAAACTTCAGCATTTTGCTTTCGCTCCTACCGCTGAACGCACCGCCAACCTGAATGGCACTGCTGTCGACATGAACGATTACGAGGGCGACCTCTTGCTCGTTCTTGATGTCGAGGCTGGCGGCACTTCGACTTTGGATGTAAAAATCCAGTCCAGCGACACTTCTGGTGGCAGCTACGCCGACGTAACTACTGCATTCAGTCTTGACGGCACAGAACAAGCGTCTGCCGCCGTTGCTTTCGCTCAGGTAAGTACGTCTGCTAGCAAGCAGTACTTGGTATTTCCAAAAAGTGCTGCAAAGCGCTGGATCAAGGCTGTTTCAACGACTTCGACTTCAACTCACACCTATTCCATTAACGGTCTGGGCGCGAAGAAGTACGCCTGATAGGCGGATGCATGGAGCCCTGGGTTGCTTTGGCGGCCTGGGGCTTTATGCTGTTTACATGGCATTCACCGAAGACCTAAGCGTATTCTTGGCTGATTTCGGTGTTCCGATTTCGGCTGGATCTGCGAGCGGCTTGGGCATTTTGGATATGCCAAGCGAGATGATCGCTGATGGCGTGGTGATGACCACTGACTACAAGGTCACGTGCCTCGCGAGTGTGTTTGGCGATTTGCAGTATGGCGCTGGCGTGAACGTAGATGGCTTGCCTTACACGGTGCGCAATGTTGAGCTGCTTGATGACGGCAAGTTTTGTGATTTGATGCTGCAGCGGAGTGCGACGCCTGTACTGGCTGCCGTGACGCCTGCTGTTCTTGATGGCAATGGTGTTGATATAGAGAGCGCGGTTATCCTTGATGGAGGCACGCCATCGACTAATTATGTCGATGGGAACGTATTGAACGGCGGCACGCCATGACTGACACCATCACTCAGTTTCAACTTCGTCACGGCACTGCTGCGAATTGGACTAGCAGTAATCCAATTTTGCTCGATGGCGAGCTTGGGGTCGAGTCCGATACCAGAAAATTAAAATTCGGCAACGGAGTGTCGGCTTGGAATGACCTGCTTTATGTGCAGGGATACGACAATCCAACGTTTACCACGCTTGCAGCCACAGGCTTAGCCACATTGCCTCATATCCACGGCGCACTCGCTGGCCCTCTTTATATTCATTGCCGAAATGGCAGTGGCGGGACATTGGCAAAAGGCACGCCGGTCTATATCACTGGCAACGTTGGTGACACAGCAACTGTGATTGTGGCTGCCGCGGACGCTTCGGATTTGGCAAAAATGCCAGCAATCGGAGTTCTTGATGCTGCCTTAGATAACAATGCAGATGGGCATGTTGTGGTTTCAGGTGAGATTACACAAATGGACACAAATGGATATGCGGTTAATTCGCCTTTGTATGTTGCCAATGGCGGTGGCTATACAAATGTTGCGCCTGCTAATAAGCAGCCAATAGGTCGCGTAACAAGGGGCAATAGCAATACGGGTGCATTGGTTGTAATGGGTCCAGGCGTGGTGCTGTAGCGATGAGCATGGACCGCGACACGTTTAAGAACTGGGTCAAGGTTATGCAAGCACTGGAGCAGGCCGGAAAAACAGATAGTTATATTTATTATCGAGCAAAATCAATTGTGACCAAGCAGGTCGACCCTGGCGCGTTTGGTCCGCTACCCAAGAGAGGATTCAATGACGACTAAGCGTGAGCGTATTTTACGCACAATTGAGGACAAGCTTGCGTTGACTTGCGGGGTTGATGGCAGAGTTTATCGCAGCAGAGTGACCGCGATGCAGCGTGCGGAGTCGCCTGCAATCGTGATTGAACCAATTAGCGATACGCCAACACAAAACACAAGCCTGCCAACGCTTGATTGGCGAATGCGCGTGCGAATGACGGTAATTGTGCGCGGCGATGTTCCAGATCAGCTCGCAGATCCAATTATTGAAGACATGCACGCTCGAATAGTCGCCGACCTGACACTTGGTGGTTATGCGATTGACGTGCAGCCGGATGAGGTGACTTACAACATGCTGGACGCCGATCAACCTGCAGGCGTAATTTTCAATGATTATATCGTTCAATATCGAACGACTGTGGCAAGTTTGGCGACGTAGAGTCTGATAAGCCACCGGATTTACAGTGATTGATGAGTTTCAAGGGCAAGGTGGCTCGTACATCCTTGACCCCGAGACAGGCATCCGCACTCTCGTTAAGCGGACGCTGCCACCTGTTCCACAAGAGGTAATTTCCAATGCCCCTTCTAACTCGGAAACGTCTGATTCTTCTGGAGACGGAATCGACCTACGGGACCGATCCGACTCCCGGCGGAGCGGACGCCGTTCTGGTTCGCGATCTGAATATCACTCCACTGCAGAGTGATGTTGTTAGCCGTGAGCTGATTCGCCCTTATCTGGGCGCATCGGAGCAATTGCTGGCCAACACTCGCGTTGAATGCACCTTCAGCGTTGAATTGGCCGGTTCTGGCGCTGCTGGCACTGCCCCTCGCTACGGCAAGGCATTTCTTGCCTGTGGCATGAGCGAAACTGTTTCTGCCGGCGTGAGCGTAACTTACGCGCCTGTTAGTGCCAGCTTTGGCAGCTGCACCATCTATTACAACATTGATGGCGTACTGCACAAGGTGACCGGTGCTCGCGGGACTTTTGCGCTGAACATGGCAGTCGGTGAGATTCCTACCTTGGATTTCACTTTCACTGGTGTGTACAACGCTCCGACTGATACTGCAGCGCCTTCGGTGACCTATGCCGATCAGGCGACTCCTGTGATTGCCAAAGCTGGCAATACCACTGGCTTCCAGTTGCTGTCTTACAGCGGTTGCCTGCAGTCTGTGTCCTTCGATGTTGGCAACACCCTGGTGTATCGCGACCTGATCAACTGCACTAAGCAGGTGCTGCTGACCGATCGCGCTAGCACCGGTAGCGTTGTGATCGAGGCTCCGACCATCGCTCAGAAGGACTACTTCACTGCAGCGCTGAGCGACGGCACCCTGGGTAACCTGCTGTTCCAGCACGGCCAGACCGCTGGCAACATCGTTGATTTCGCCTCCACCCGAGTCGATATTGGCGATGTGAGCTACAGCGACCAAGATGGCATCCACATGCTGACCATCCCCTACACCTGCGTACCTTCGACTGCAGGCAACGACGAGTTCAGTCTGGTTTACACTTGATCTGTTGGACACAACGGATGAGATGGGGGGCCGCTAATGCGGCCCTTTTTTATCGGGTGTATGCTGTTGGAGTATCGCGTTCATTACGCATGGCATTTGTCCGTAAAAAGATCAAGATTTTCACTTGGCCGGTTTCGATTGAGGAGCCTTCTGACGGCGGCACTTTTGACACCGCTACCTTTGACGCTAAGTTCAAGCGCGTTGGCCGGAAAGAGTTTCAAAAGCTTGGTGAGAAAGGCGAACTTGATCTCCTGAAGGTGATCATGGTGGGGTGGGACGGCATTGTGGACGAGGATGGCAAGGAAGTGCCGTTTTCACTGGAGGCAATGCGCGAATTCAGTGATGACCCGTATTGGATTCGTGGCGTGCTGAAGGCTTACACCGAGACCTTCGAGGGTGGCCGCCAGGGAAACTGAAGGATGCTGCCGTCTATTGGGCAGGCGGCGGCAAGCGAGTAGAAGATAAAACGAAGGAGGACGCTGCTGCATTTGGCATCGTCCTCCCAGAGCAGCCTGCCAGCGAGTCGGCTGATTTTGAGGTGTGGGACGAAAACTGGGATGTGGTGATGATGTTCCTGCGGATGCAGACGCAGTGGACGACCACGATGGCTGGTTACATGGGGCTGCGATATGACGTGCTGCTTGCGGCCGGCGGAATGTTTGACCTCTACAATGTGGAGAATCGCCGCGAGATGCTTGAAGACCTCCAGACAATGGAGGCTGCAGCGTTAAGCGAATTGGCCAAGGACAAAGATGGCTAGCAAGCAAGTCAGCGAAATTCTTATCAAGCTTGGCATCGATGGCCTGCAGGGCCTCGACAAGCTGAAAAGTTCGTTTCGCGAGCTTGAGAAATCTATTGGTCCTTCTGACGCGACTATTCAACGCGCGCGGAAAAGCATTCTTGACTTTGGCAATGCCGGAATCAGAAGCGAGCAAATTATTCGCGGCCAGCTAGAAGCGTTTCGCGGCTTAAAGTCGCAAGCTGATGTTAATAGTTCGACATTTATTAAACTTTCAGAAGATATTAAGAAGTTTGAACTTGAATTAAGTGGCTCTACGGCCGCTATCAACAAACAGCGCGCAGCGATTTTAAGATCCACTGCGGCCTCGGATGGAAATGTAGACGCATTGCGAAAGCAGGTCGATGCGCTGAGCAGACTTCAGCGGCAAACACGACCTGGCTCTGCCGCCTTTGTTCAACTTGGCAAAGACATTGAAAAAGTAGATCAAAAATTAGTCAAAGTTCGCAGCGAAGCACAGGCGTTTGCGCTTGCTTTGGGTCAATTTCCCGCTGCAAGCATGGAAAAACAAGTACGCCAAATTGAGACTTTAAGGCGTACCATGAATACGCTTAAGATCACAAGCGATGAATACTTAAACACACTGCAAAGAATCAACCTTGTCAGCACTGTGCAGGCTACGACAACTGGTCGGCAGCAGGTCCGGGCTGCCAACCAGATGTTTGAAAGCAGTCTTTTTGAGCGATTTGTCAGTAGTCGAGCAGAGGCGCTGCCGCTACCGGCGACAACCGCTGGGCTGCGGCAGAGGATTTCGGAAATCAATCAAGAACTTGACAATGTAACTGGATATGAGCGCAGGCGCGCTTTGACCGTTGAGCTTATTGAACTTAACCGTCAATTGAAAAATGCTGTAATTGAAATCACAACGACAGAAGAACTTGCTGCAATGGCAACAAGGCAGCGAGCCTCTGCGGCGCGTGAAATTTTAAGTCGGTCTGGATTTGGTGCTTTTTCTGCCGATGTTCGCGCTCGTGCCGCTGGCGGCGCTTACGATCCTGGCACTCAAAAGGCCATGGAGCGCGCAAGAAATCGCATTGTGGATCAAGAAGCAGTTCAAGCAATTGAACAGCTTTATGGCCGATGGGAGCAAGCGTATTCAGAGATTGAGGGATTGCTTGAGCGACATCAAGTCGCAAAAGCGGAAATTACAGCAAAAGGCGCTAGAGCGCAAAACGAAATCCTGGATCGCCAGCATGATCAATCTTTGAGGGAGCAGCAGCGGCGCTTTGAAGAGGAGCTAGCGCTTTTTGATCAAAACCTCAGGCAGCGTGATCAGCTTCTTCAAAGGCGCACAGCCGTCAAGGGAATGCTTGGCCTGGAAGGGCGAGAGTTGTCTCCTCTATATCAAGGAATTGTTGATATTGGTACTCGTCGCGCTGCTGCCGAGCAAGCTCGCATGGGCAAAACGCCTCAGCAAGCGCTCGCCGATATTGTCAATGTATTTAACTCAGATCTAGATCGAGCTGGCAATGGCTTTCTTGAGTCAGAGCGTCAGCTTCGCGAAGCAGCAATTGAATTTGCTGGTGGATCGCGCAAAGTGCGCGAAAAATTTGAACAAATTGCACTAGGCAAGACGCCCGCGGGCATGTTCCCAGCTCCAGGAGAGGATCCGTCTGCCTATAAGCAAAGAGTTGAAGCGCCATCCGCTGGTTTTCGTGAAATTATTGAAAATTTTGCAAGAAAAACAGACAGGGCTGGAGACGGCTTTTTGGAGGCAGAGAAAAAGCTAAGGCAGGCTGCTATTGACTTTGCGGGTAATTCCGAGGAGGTCAAACGTGCATTTGCACGCATTCCTCTTGGCAAAACGCCAACTTCAATGCTGCCCGGCGCTGGAGAGGTGCCGTCCGAATACATTTCGCGAATTCGAGGCGGGTTTGAAGATGTGCGGCTCCCCGACTTTGCATCGTTCCGCAAAGGCACGACTCGCGAGCTTCAGCTTGTTCGCCAGTCTTTGCAGGAATTACGCATGGATCTCAGCCCATTGGCTGCAGGATTTGAGGCAACAGAAAAGCGCATTGTTCGCAGCATTAGAAATATCGATAAAGAGCTTGAGCGTCGTCAGCTTGGCGGCCGCCGCATGAGCGGCATGCAAGTAGCCCAAGCTGCAGGTGCTGCTGTTAGTGGTGGTATTTTTGGCGGACCTGAGGGCTTCCTCGGCGGTGCAATTGGCGGCATTGCTGGTGGCGTCGGCGGTGCATTTGCTGGTGCTGCCGCTGGCGCGCAAGTTGGTGCATTGAGGCAACAGCTTGGTGGATTTGCGGATTATGCAGCGCAGATCCAGAAGATGGAGATTGCGCTGAAAAATGCCGCTGGCGGTCAAGCTGAGTTCAACCAAGCAATGGCTGCTGCATCGGCAGCCACCCGCGACCTGAATGTGCCGCAGGATGTGGCGATTCAAGGAATGACCAGGCTGACCGCTGCAGTGGTTGGCGCAAAAGGCAGCGTGAGCGATGCTGAGCTGGTCTTTAACAATGTCACTGCAGCCATCAAGGCAACAGGTGGATCAGCGCAGGATGTTGATGGCGCCATCACCGCGATGGTGCAGGTGTTCTCTAAGGGCAAGGTAAGCGCAGAAGAACTGAGCGGTCAGCTTGGCGAGCGCTTGCCTGGTGCAGTCACCAAGTTCGCTGAAGCGAACAAGATGAGTTTGCCTGAACTGCAGAAAGCGCTTGAGCAGGGTGAGGTTGGTCTGAACGAGTTGATGAACTTCATTATTCAACTTGGCGAGGAATACTCCGGTGTTGCAAACAAGATTGCCAGCTCCAGTCAAGACGCGGGAGCGCGTTTGACTGTGGCGTATGACAGCATGCGCATTGGCATTGGCAAGGCGCTGCAGCCTCTTGGCGCTCAGCTGCAGGAAACTTTTGCAAGATTTATCAGGGACATCGCGCCAGCCGTGACAGCAAGCGCTAAGGGCATTGCGGATGCGTTTGCTTTCTTCTTGGACAACAAAATCTTGTCTGGGCTCGCGGAGTTTGCTTTGAAGCTTGGACTTGTTACTGCTGCAACTGTTGCATTGCGTGCGGCAATGACAGCGCTAGCTGGCGTAAACATTATGAGCTGGTTTACTGGCGTGTCTTCTACCGCGCGAATCACTGGTGATGTAATGGCTGCTTCTGCCGTTAAGGCAAGCGGATTCACAACAGCAATGCGTGGCTTGCTTGGAGTGCTAAGAAGCATTGCTGCGCTTGGGGCAATTACGGTTGCAATTGACGTAGTTGTTCGTGGTTTCGCACGGCTTATGGCTGCGCGTCAAGCTCTCAAAGAGCTGAACGCAAGGCGAGACGTTGTTGGAGCAACGGGTCCGCAGCTAACAATGACTGCTGAAAGACGCTATACCGGCGCAGCAAGGGAAAAAGTCGCTGAAGACATTAACAAGCAGCGAGAGTATGCGGCTCGCCTCAGGAAAGAAATTGAAGAAATTAACACTCAATTGCTAGTAATTGAAAGCATGCCAGGCGCGGAGCGCGCACCTCTACTTACATCAAACCTCAGGGCACAAGCAGAACTAAAAAAAGCACAACTTCGCGATGCAGAAGAGGTAATTAAGCTTGATCTTAAAACGTTCAAGACCCGCGAGCAGATTCAGTCTGAATATCTGCGCGGAATGAATGAACGCTTCAAGTCTCTGGTTGAAGAGGATGGAGATTCAAAGGCCAAGTCTGCCTCCGACAAAGCCGCCCGCGAAGCAGAGCGTGCAAGGCAAGCAATGCTTAAGCAGCTCAAAGCAGCGCAAGACCTGAATTTTGAGCAGAAGAATCGTCTTGACATCCTTCGCCAAGAGGAGCCTTTTGCCAAAGCATTTACTGAATTTGCTGTCCGCCGCGCTGAAATTGAACGCCGTTACAACGATTTGCTCGCAGCTAGCAGGAGCGAGGACGAAAAATCTAATCTGCAGCAAGCGCGCGCAGCTGAATACAAACAAAGTAGCTTGATTTTGCAAAAAGAAATAAATCAGCTCACCGATAAGGCCGCAGCGCCAATTAAAGAGACGGTTGATCGCATCAAAGAGCGCATTGAATACGATCGCGAGTATGCAAAATTACTTAAAAAAGGTGTCACGCCTGAATTGGCGGAACAGCTGCTGCAAATTAAGAAAGCATACGATGAAAGCGTCAAAGCCTTGGAGCCGGCAGTCAAAGCTGCCGAGCTTGCGATATTGAAAGCAAAAGCGGAAGGAGCTTCTGCTACTGAAATTCAAAAGTATCGCGAAGAGCTGGAAAAAATTCAAAAACTTCCTGGACAGAAAAAAGAAGAAGGCGAAGCAGCTGCCAAGGAAGAAGCTGATCGAAAAGCGCGCGAAAAAGCCGCTCAAGATCAGGCTGAGCGGCTTAAGGCTATGTACGCCAACATCGTTAGCACGCTTGAAGATGGCATTGTTGGCTCGTTGATGGCCGGTATTGAGGCATTGATTGGAGGGACCAAGAGCCTTGGGGATGCGCTCAAGGAAATCGCAAGCGGAATTCTCAAGGATATTGGCCAAACATTGCTCCGTTTTGCGGTCAACCTTGGTATGAGAGCTGCCTTCCCAGGCGCATTTGCTGCGAAGGGTGCCTATTTCTCTGGTAATCAGGCTGATTTTGCTCAGAACAGCATCAGGCCGTTCGCCATGGGCGGCATCGTCACCAAGCCCACGTTCTTCAAGTACGCCAATGGTGGCACTTTTGGTAACGGCGTAATGGGCGAAGCCGGTCCTGAAGCGATTATGCCGCTCAAGCGTGGCGCCGATGGAAAGCTCGGTGTTGCTGCTCGGCTTGATGGTGCAATGAAGCGTTATCGCGCAACACCTGGAAGTGCTGCTGCCGCCGCTCAAGATGAAAGTGCATCTGCCGTAGGCGCCACCGCCACAATGCAACCAATCGACGTGCGCTACACCGTGGAGCGCATCAACTCAGTTGATTACGTCACCGCTGATCAGTTCCAAGCTGGGTTACGTCAAGCTGCTGACCAAGGCGCAAGACAAGGCGAACGCCGCGCATTGACTAGCCTGCGGCAAAATACAACCACACGCCGGAAGGTCGGGATCTGATGGCAGACGCACTTGCCTTTGCGCAATACATGACATTGCGCAGTGCTGATGGCGCAACACGGTATTACTTCCAGAACTACTGGATCAACGAAGACGCACCCAGTAAAGATGGCAGTATTATCTATGGCTTTATGCCATTTGCATTTAGCGGCATTCTGGTCACTAAATCTGGAGACAATCAACCAGCCACCTTGGCATTCCCCAACAATGAGCTAAGTCGTGGATGGGCTGAAACTGCCGTGCAAAGTGTCTGGATGGCTGACGTGCAAACCGTAATTGTCGATCCAGATAGCAAGCAAAATTACACCGTGCTATCTGAGTATGTCGGCCAAATCGTTGCTGGCGCATGGGATGAAACTACATTGCAGCTTGAAATGGCGTCCGTGCTGGATGCTGTTGGCGCTGACGTACCACGCAAGCGCCTGACGCGGCAGCTTGTCGGCAACTTGCCGCTAACCAGCAGAATCCGCTTGTCGTGATCGACCTGATAGGACGCCCCTATCGCCTAGGCGCTGATGGTACTGATCCTGATGGTGCGCTGGACTGCATACATTTAGTATTCGCAGTTCACGAAAGGCTTGGGTACTGGCATGTAAGACGCAATCCCGCGTGGTACGACAACAATCGAGTCCAGATGGCTCGGGACATACTCGCTATGTGGCGCCGGATAGACGTTCCTGAGTACGATGGAGACGTTCTAATGACTGCGCAACCCGAAGTTGCGTTTTCAGTTTTTTGGGATCAAGGATGCCTGTACATCAACCGATACCACAAGGCGGTGGCATGGCGCCCTATCAGCGGTTTGCAGTACAACCATTGCTTCCGTTCGAGAAGCGTTTAATTGAAGAGCTTGGATGCACTGAAGGCGAATATCGCAGTTTTGCTGATCATGTACGCAAGCATCCTTATGTCAGGCCCGCAGCATACTCCCATATTCCCGAAGTAAATAACTGGGATCCTGTTAGCTGGTCTATTGCTATCAGCCTTATTTTGGGCCTAGCATCAACTGCCGCTTCGGTGCTACTAGCACCAAAACCGCAGCAGCCAGGGGAATCAAAAATCAAATCTCGCCAGCTTGGCGGCAAAACAGGGCGTGATGTTTTCACACCAGCCTACGGCTTTGATTCGCTTCAAGAGTTAGCGGCATACGGCACCGCAGTGCCAATCGTTTTTACCAAGCAAGAATCACACGTCGATAGCACTGGCACGCCTTACGTCAGCGGCGGTGTTTTGATCTCGCCGTTGCTGGTTTGGTCGCGGGTTAGAAGCTGGGGTTCGTATCAAGTCGCGGATGTGATTGCGGTTGCTGGTCAAGGCCCGATGGCCAAGCCAGAGCTAAGTGGATTGTTCTTAGGCAATATCCCGATCGACGCGCTTTACGATCAGTTTTATGAGTTCTACTGGAACGCGGGCTATGAAGCGCTTGGCGCTGGCAGTCGCTTGCGCATGTATAACTTGCGCTATGGCGATTTTGCACTAGAAGGCGCCACTGATCGCGCTAGCGGTGAAGAAGCATTTGTATGCCCTACGGCTTTGGGCAATGCGCAGCCGGCATTCAGCGGTACGTTTACGCCTACATCGCAAACTCAGTTCGGCGTTTTCAGCGGCATCACTAACGGCACACCGTACAGGCCAGACTGGAAAGTTATTTCAGTTCCAGACGAGTGGGAAAGCGATCAACGCGGTGATGCCCGCGAAGAGATGAAAAAGTATGTACCACGGTATCTGCGTGTGTTCCATCGGTTTGGAGCGCTCGGTATGCCAGGCACGGGTGTTAATTATGCCTCGCGAATTGGCGTTATTGCACACAAGGCTGCTGGCGCAACTGACTTTACCTCAATCCAGCCTGTTACTTTGTATGACTCTAGTGACAGCAATGCGCCAGGTCGTTGGACAAACCTTAAGCAAGATATTGCTGTTGACGTAGGCGATGAAATTATTATCGGCATTGGTCGCAATCGACAAGATAAAACACCGTTTGAAGAGAAAGCCAACAATGCACAGCAAAAAGTAAAAGCTGATGACGTGCGTAATGCAGTTGAATCAGCAGTATCACGCGCAGACCAAATTCTCAAGCGTGGCACCACGATCATGCTGGGGCGAACAATGTGGCAAGTTCTTAGCCGCAGCCCTGACGAGTATTACAGACCAGCACTGGCCAAAACTGGCGGCATCAACATCCGACTGAAATGTATTGAAGCTTGGGGTGAGGCAACTAGGCGGATTGGCATAGTGGCAGAACAGGCAATTATTGCTGAAGATTACGTTAAATATGCTGCGCCGTTTGATGAAATTGACGAAGCCTGGTATCCGATCCTTAGGTATGAAGCAGCGACGATTCAAAACACGCGCCGCTGCGATGTGACCGAGATTGGCATCAAGTCACGGGTGTGGGCACGATTCAATAACATCACAAATTTCAATTCACTGCCAACACCATTTGAGCTTGCCGGCGATGGCAAAGATGACGAAAGAAGCTACAACAAACGCAATGTTGTACTGCGCGAAGGCAAGCTTACCAAGTACGTGCATCGCTTGTCGTTTTTCGCGCTGGATGTTCGTCCATCCAATGCAGATCAAGTTAAGAATCAAACAGATAACGACGGTTGGACGTTCCTTGGGCCTTACATTTTTGCGGTCATGGGTTCAGCGCCTATTGACATGTATTCCTTTATTAGAATTCGACACCCTAATCGCGGCCAATACGAATATCGCCTTCGTCCTTTCAATAGCGCTTGCTTTGCGCATCAGGGCGATGGGGGCTTTGAGGTATTCAAACTTGATGGCGGTCATCCCGGCTTGCGCAACTTAACCGCTGATGGCGGCTTCGCAAGCGGCTGGGAAACATACATGGGTAACTTTGTCGTTTTTGCGCGTGGTGAATACATCCGCCCACGCGACTGGTATTACCACCGAGAAATGGCCGGCGAGCCAAGTCAAATTGATCCCGATGGCGACGGCATCGTCAATCTGTCGTTGGCTACATTCCAAGTAGCAGGCGATAGCCTTGGTGATGTTGATCTGGATAGTGTCGTTGCAGCAGAAAATACACCTACTTTTGCGATAAACGAACCAATAAGCAAGTACACATTAAGCAACATTCTCAGTAATTCGTTTGGCGTAGACCCTTATTTCGACAACCTTCCTGATGGTACTACGCGGAATTTCCAGGGCTGGACCGCAGAGTCAGTCGAGTTGGGCGGTCGATCCATCACGATGGAAGTAACCGTGCAGTCCTACACGGAAGCAAACCCTAGTGGCGCAGCCCGCAATAAGTGGTGGCGAATTATCGAGCATCGCGTAACGGCAAAAACAGGTACATGGTCTAACGGCGATACCTTTGTTAAGTATTCTCGAAACACGGCGGGTTATAGATTCAAATTTGTCTACGTCTACAAAAAGCAATATATCTCGACCGAAGATGACAGCCCGGCAACGCGCATGTTCCAGCGGTACAGCGGAATTGCTGAGGTATCACATTACGGCGATTTAATCACAAGAAGCTGTGATGACTCCCCCGAGCATGAGATTGTTTACGTCAACGAGTGCCTAGACGAAGATTCAATCCCGCAGTACGACAACTGCGCAATGGCCGGCTTGAAGCTGCGGTCTACCGAAAACTTCAACCAGCTTGATCAACTGCGGTGCATGATGGCAAACGGCATTGAAGTCGAGCGCTTAACTGATGGTGGCACTGGGTCAAGCAATCTACTGACTGATCTGTTCTGGTATCTCTGCACCGACAAAGACACCGGAGCTGGTGCCGTGATCAGCCCGGACATCATTGATCGCGCTGCGCTTGCCGCCACTGGCAACTACCTGAAAGTCAATCAGCTCTATTACGACGATGCCATTAGCGAGCCGTTGAACTTGCGTTCGTGGACTGCAGAGATCGCACCAAGCGTCTTGTGCTACACAACCTTAAAGAACGGCAAGATGGCAATCGAGCCTGCACTGCCATATACAAGCTCATACGAAATTGATGGCACAACGCCAGTCGCTATCAGTGGCATGTTCACCGATGGCAACATCATCGAAGGTAGCTTTGCTGTTGACTGGCTAGAGCTGGAAGAGCGCAAAATGTTCCAGGCTTCAATCAGCTACCGCTGGACAGGTGTTAATAAGTTCCCGGAACAGCGCACAGTCGTAATTCGCTATACGGGCGACGGTGAAAAGCCTATTGAGACATTTGAGTTCCCGCATATCACCGGAGACGAGCACGCAAGAAAAGTTGCGCGTTATTTCTTGTCGCTACGCAAGCACATCACGCACACGGTTACTTTCAAAACTCTTCCTTGGGGATTGCAGCTGGCGCCGGGCAACTTTATCCGTGTTGCAACTGAAATCAGCCCCTATAACCCAACTAACAACGGCATCATCAAACCAGACGGCACTGTAATCGCAGTGTCGCCACTTGCTGATGGCAATTACAGCGTTTATTACTGGGAGCGCAGTCAACCCGGTGTAGCAAGCGGTACGTTGACCATTGCGGGCGGCATTGCAACCAATTTACGCAATACCGTGTTTTCAGTGATCAACGGCAATATCTTGAGTCAGGTCTATCAGGTGGAAGCGCTCGATATTGACTCTGAAGGTATTGTCACGATCAAGGCAAGCAACCACCCGGTAGACTCAAATGGAGCCAGCGTAATTGCGCGAGACGTTCTAGACCTGGATCAGCGCTTTACTGTCGTAGACGCGAGCTTTGACTGATGGCCTTTCCTAGCATCGCCCCAACCAGCCGAAGCTTTGATGCTGGCAATTATCCGTTCAAAACGTTTACGGCGCAAAACGGGTCTGAGGTTCGCATCCTGTACGGCGACAAGCGCACCGGCATGACGCTGGATCTGACGTACAACAACATTGCCGACACTACCGCCGACGATTTCGTTGCTCACTACGACGAAACCAAAGGCGGGTTCACATCGTTCACGCTGCCCACTGCTTTTCGCACTGGCTGGAGCGGTGATGCTGCTGCGATTGACGCAGCCACCGGTAACCAATGGCGTTACAGCAACCCGCCGACAATTACTTCGGTGCGGCCTGGAATCAGTAGCGTTAGAGTAAAACTGGTAGGTGTGCTCTGATGGCGAAGGTCTACACCGGACGTGATGGGCGCTTGTTGCTGGATGGCATCGAGCAGATCAAGGTCACGAATTGGCAGCTGACCGGCAGCCTTGAAATGCTGGAGACCACCAGCTTGGGCGAATCACAACGATCTTATGCACCCGGCGTACAGGAATTTAACGGTAGCGCCACGTTGCTGTATTACAACGACGGCACTGGCCGCAATGATGCCGCAACTGCATTGAAGAAAGTGCTGCGTGTCAGCGGCGTAAGCAGTAGTGACACCGTGGACATGCGCCTGCGTCTGGTTGAAGGCAGCACAAACCATGACGTAAGGCTTACCACCTACATCACCAGCGTCAGCTTTGGCGCCAGTGTTGGTGAAGTTGGCTCTGCACAGATAAGTTTCCAAGGCACTGGTGCGCTAGCTGAGGTGACGATTTAATGGGTATCTATTTAGGCAATATCGGCAATGTCGAGATCGCTAGACGCTCCACTGATGACGGCCTAGCAAGTATTGTCAACCCATCTGATGTAAACGCAAGCCACAACAGGTTTAGTTTTGATTTTGATGAAGGTTGCTTGATCAGCGGCGACCTCGTAGAAATCACTACTACCGATGGCACGAATCTTGATTTTATTTCTGCTAGCGGCTGGGACAATGCCACAGTTCAAAGCAGCGGTAACTGGTTCGTTTTCATTGATGAACTAGGCGGCATTCGGCTTTACGACAACTTTGATGACAGCCTTGAGGGCAGCGCCGCTGGTTTGGTGTCACTTGCTGCAATTGCACGCGACATACCAATTTCCGTCAAAGTGCAGGATCGCGGCGGGCGGTTACTTGCTTGCGTTACTGACTACGAATTAAATACAAATCGAGAAACCGTAGACATTACAGCACTTAGCGACCGTTACCGTGAGCAGTACAGCAGCCTGATCACTGGCTCTGGGCGCATCACAGCGCAGTGGGATTACGTCAATGAAGCAGGGCAAGAACCTGTGCATTACTTGATGCAGCTGGTACTGCGTACTGAAATTGGCTCTGGGCTGCATCTCAAGCTGTACGTCAAAAGCGCTGGTACTGACGCATCAGGCGGACCCTTTTCTGCTACGCAACTGAACGATGCCTTGTGGTGGGAGTTTGATGCGCTAATCACGAACAGTGCTACCAGCTTTGCGCCGGGCAACATCATTGTGTCCGCTATTGATTTTGTGGCGACTGGCTCAATCAAGTTGCGAGCCCGCACAACAGCAACATCAAGTCGTCTACTACAGGAGTCAGGTGATCCAATCTTGCTGGAGCAAGGGGGTTACCTTTTGAACGAGAGTGCTGCCTAAGATGGCTGTATTGAGGTAGCACGCACAATGGCCGACCTGCGGATCAGCGAACTACAAACGCTTGCTGGCGCCAATCTTGCAGCGGGCGACTACATGCCGCTGGCAGACGTTAGCGCCAGCGAGTCACGCAAGATCACCGTCACCGATTTCCTGGGTAATGCCGTAACGCTACTGGCAGACGACACGATACCAAGTGGCAAAATCCTGTTTGGTGCCGAGAGTGTTCCCGGCTCAGCGCTTGAAAACCTAGCGGTTGACACCAACCAAATCAACAATGGCAGCATTACGGCTGCCAAACTTGCTGACTATTCTTCGGTCACTTTTGTCTCGTCCTTGCCGGCATCCGGCGCTTTTCGTGGTCAGCTTGCCGTTGACACCGCAACACTCGCTGTTTCTGCATGGGACGGCAGCGCTTGGAGATCCATCAAGGCATCAGGCTCAATCAATGGTTTTGTCGGCGACAGCACGGGCATCATCAATATCTCTGTATCGCAGGTTGGAGATAATGTTTCAATTAGCGCAACGCTAGATGACACTGCGGCTGCGGCGCAATTTTTAGCTGGTCCTAGTGGCAGTGCTGGTGCTGTTAGTTATCGCTTGATTGCAGCAGCTGATCTACCCACGGCAACTACAGCAGCAAAAGGTGCTGTCCAGGTCAATGGCAATGGCCTGACCATGAGCGGTGATCAAATCCAGATTGATAACACCGTCACGCCAAATACTGCTACCTATTATCTTGTTCAGTATGACGCCAATGGTCTTGTAACGGGCGGGCGTGCAATTACTGCCGCAGATCTACCAACTGCAGGTGTCGGCACTATTGGCGCTGTTTATCCAGGAACGGGTCTTAGTGTTGCCGGCAGTGGGCAGCTAAATCACACA